CTCGAGTTGACGGTTCTGGTACTTTTGCTAATTCAACTGATTTGATTGAAGCATTAAGTGGCAACTCAACAGAAGCCATTGTGCCTGCAAAACAAGGCGAGTATGTTTTAAAATTTAGAGATTTAGGTGGCAGATTTAGTGATGGAGAAGCTAGTGTAATTTTAACAATACCTTCACTACGTGAAGAATTGAGTCTACCTTCGATACGAGAACAAACAGCATTTAGTGGTTCGAAAACTAATCTTACTGTTGCCAGTAACGTATTAAAACTTACAGATCCCGCATCAAATCCAGAAGGCTCATATAACTTTGCTAATGTTCTTGATTTAGGTAATACTTTTTCTTTAAAAATTAAGTCACATATAATATCTACTTCAACCAATGTTTCAGATTTATTTGATGACATACCAGACTTAGATGCACGAGTGAATTTTGATGGTGCTGCTGCAGAAAAGGTAAATGGTTCATTATTTGTAAGAACGACTACTGATAATCCTTCTGGATCTCCAACTTATTCAAATTACAATAAATTTCAAAGTGGTACATTTAGAGCTAGGGCTTTTGATTTCAAAGCAGTTTTGGATAGCACAGATACTAATGAAAACATATTAGTTACAGAATTAGGTGTAGATGCCTTTTTACAAGCAAGAACAGAGCAAAGCACAACTTTGATAAGCAGTGGTGCAGGTGCCAAAGCTGTAACCTTTGCTGCACCATTTTTTACAGGTACATCTGCAATAGGAGGCAGTACAACAGCTTATCCTCCAAGCATTGGTATAACTGCACAAAATATGGCAAGTGGTGACTTCTTTGAGGTTACAAACATAACAGGAAGTGGTTTTACTGTAACATTTAAAAATAGTTCAAATACCGCTGTGAGTAGAAACTTTAGTTATTCGGCGGTAGGATATGGTCGTGGAGGCTAATTAAAAAATGGCAAGAGTTAATTCAACAGGAAAAGAAACTGCTAGTAATTTTTCTCCGGCTAACGGTACTGGTGCTGCTGTAAGAACAGCAATGAAAGATATCTTTGAGTCATTAAGAACTATCAATAGTGCTTCAGGAGACCCTTCAGGAACTGCAAATTTGGCAGCTTATCAACCTCATATAGATTCTGATACAAATTTATTAAAAATAAGAAATGCCGGCAACTCAGGTTTTGTAACTTTAGGAAATGTCAGCCAAACAAATTTAGGGCTTTTGCCATTAACTGGTGGTACGTTAACTGGTGTTCTTGGTTTACCTACAGCTTCAGCTTCTGCGCCTTCAGTACATTTTGGAGACAGCACAACAGGTTTTTTTAGAAGAGCTAGTAATCAGATAGGCTTAACTTTTGGCGGTACAGAAAAATCTTTTTTCGATCAGAACGGACTTACATTACAAGCACAAACAGATTTAAGATTTGCTGATGCTGACAGTTCTCATTACGTTGGTTTTCAAGCACCTGCAACAGTAAGCACAAGTTTAACTTGGACACTGCCTGCAACTGATGCTGCAGTGTCAGGTTATGCTTTAGTTTCAAATGCAAGTGGGGTTTTAAGTTGGGCTGCTGCAAGTGGAGGTGCAGTTGGAAATGGAGATCAAATTTTTTGGGAAAACGATCAAACAGTTACTGGCAACTATACAATCACAAATGGTAAAAATGCTGGCAGCTTTGGACCGATTACTATACAATCAGGTGTAACAGTCACTGTTGGGTCTGGGGAAACTTGGACTGTTGTATAAATTATGAGTTTACTTAAAGTCGATCAAATAACACCTGTAGGAGGTCTTGGAAGTGGTGCTGTCGGAGGAATTATACAAGTAGTTTCAACAACAAAAACCAATACTTTCTCTTCTTCAAGTACAGATACCAGTATTACAGGATTATCTGTAACTATTACTCCTCAGAGTTCAAGCAGTAAAATATTAATATTAATGTCTATCACTGGTACAAACGAAAATACAAGTCAAAGATTTGCATGGGGTTTAAAAAGAGGAAGTACACAAATTGCTCAAGGTGATGCTGATGGAAGCAGATCAAGAGCTAGTTGTGGAGGACAAGATGCAGGTGGAGGACATTGTGATAGCTGTGTAGTTGTACATCTTGATTCCCCAAGTACAACATCTGCAACTACATATCAAGCAACAAGCATGGCAATTGATGGCGGCACAAATTGTGTTAACAAAACAAACTCAGACGCAAATGCTAGTTCTTACGCAAGATTTGCTAGTTTTATAACAGCATTTGAAATAGGAGGTTAAAATGAATCTTGATCACGCAGCGATAAGAAAAGCATATCCAAATGTAGAAACGATTGACGATAGTGGTCAAATTGAAGATTCTTCTGGAAATCAAGTTACAATTGAACAATCAAAAGTCGATACAGCAAGAGTTGAATTAAACAAATTAAAGTATCAAACAGATAGGCTTTATGATGGCTCAACAAAATATGCCTCTATTGGCGATCAGTTAGATATGTTGTATGCAGATCTAAAAGCAGGTAAACTTGATACAACTGGAACGTGGGCAACCCACATCAAAGCCGTTAAAGACGCAAATCCAAAGCCATGAGTACATTATCAGTTGGTACAATTAAAAGTGCATCATCAGCAGCACCAGTAATTCAAAATAGCTCAGGAACAGAAAAAGGGCAGTTTATAAAAGCATGGATACAGTTTCAAGGTGATGGAACTGTATCAATAAGAGATAGTTTTAATGTATCTTCAGTAACAGATCATGGAACTGGAGATTATACTATTACCTACACAAACGCTTTCAGTAATGATGATTACTGTCTTGTAGGTACACCTACAGAGGACGAAGATCAAAACGGTGGTGATAGAGGTCAAATGTGCTTATCCCCTACTCGTACACCACACGCTGCAGGGTCATCAAGAATCCATACATTTGTTTCTAACAATGCACAGCTTTTTGATTGTGGTCGTATCGAAGTAATGGTCACAGGAGATAACTAAATGTCAACACTTAAAGTCAACACAATTCAAAATACAAGCGGTGGTTCAAGTTCAACCCCAGAACAAATAGAACAGGGTAGGGCAAAAGTTTGGTGTGCTTGGAATGGTGACGGCACTCCATCAATTTATGATTCTTTTAATGCTTCCTCAATTACAGATAATGGTACAGGAGATTGGACAGTGAATTTTACTACAGCAATGGCAGACGCTAATTACGCTTATACTTGGGCTTCTGGTGGTACTATTTGGAATGGTAATCGTAGTTATAGTTTAGCAGGCTCTTTACAATCTCTCGGAATGGGTCGAGGAGATAGCTATGGACAACACGATAGCGACATCCAATGTATAGTTGTTTTTGGCGATCAGTAAAACTTTGATATACTAAAAGAAAAAACTTATGGCCAATTCTGATAAAAGATTTGTTTTTACAAGGGATGACGGAGGTATTTCTATTGTAATACCCGCAGACAAAACAAACCTCACTCTTGAGCAAATAAAAGCTAAAGATTGCCCTAGCGGAAAGACAGTTTATACTGTTGATAAATCTGCAATTCCTACAGACAGGAGTTTCAGAAATGCTTGGACTTATAGCGAGTAATTATTATGGGATTTGGCATTGACATGGCGAAAGCCAGAGAAATTCACAAAGCTAACATTAGATTTGCAAGAAAATCAAAACTTGAAGAGCTTGATGTTGAATTTCAAAAAGCATTAGAAACAGGTTCTTCCACTACCGATATTGTGGCTAAAAAGCAAGCATTACGAGATGCCCCTGCTGACTCTGGAATTGAAGCAGCTTCAGATTCAACTGCACTTAAATCACAATGGAAAACTGATATACTGGGGTCATCCCCATATAGTTAAATGGCTATTATTGCAGGTATAGCTGATTTTAATGTTGCTAGACGTAACGATTTTCCTATCAGATTAACAATTAAAGATGGAAATGGTGACGCTGTAAACTTAACAGGGTATACAGTTGACGCAGAGGTTTGGAGTTTAAATGCTAGTGGTTTTCGAGATACAAAATTTGCAGATTGGGAAATAACTTATACAAATAGAGGCAGTGGAATTGTAGACATAAAATTAACCGATACTCATACTGCTGCATTTACAAAGCCCGAGTTATTTTATGATGTGCAACTAACTGAACCAGATGGTGACAAATTTCAGTATCTTAAGGGTACACTGTATATAACTGCAGGAGCTTCATCATGAGTACACCAAATCAAGTTGTAGTATCTCAAATTTCTGATGTAACTACTGTTGAAATTACTACAGTTGGTCCACAAGGACCGGCTGCAGCAGGCTTTACTTTTAACGGAGATAACAAAGTAAACGATTCTATAGTTTACTATGACTCAACTTCTGATACATTTAAAGCAGATGCCACTACTACTAAACTTACACTTGTTGATGGAGGAAATTTTTAAATGGCAAATACAGTAAGAATAAAAAGGTCAACTGGTTCATCAGCGCCAACAAGTTTAGCAAATGCAGAATTAGCATTTGCTGAAGGAAATGAAATTGGTTACATCGGTGTAGGTACTGGTGGTGCAGGTGGCTCAGCTACGACAATTAATAAAGCTTTCGGTAAGGGTGCTTTTTTTGATAAAGATACAACAAGAGCAGCAAATTCAGTATTGAGTGGACCAACATCTGGCAGTGCTGCAGCTCCTACATTTCGTTCGCTTGTTGCTGATGATATTCCTTCTATCGCACATACAAAAATTAGTGACTTTGATACAGGTGTAAGAACAAATAGATTAGACCAAATGGCTGCACCAACAGGTTCAGTTTCATTAAACAGCCAAACAATTACAAACTTGGCTGACCCTGTAAATAGTTCAGATGCAGCGACCAAATCGTTTGTAGAAGCTACAAGTCAAGGTTTAGACGTAAAAGATAGCTGTGTTGCAGCAACTACTGCAAATATTACAATTTCAACTGCATTAAATAATGGTGACACATTAGATGGTGTCAGCTTGTCTACAAATGATCGAGTACTTGTAAAAGATCAAAGTACAGCTTCAGAAAATGGTATTTATATAGTAGGGTCAAGTCCGGCAAGAGCTAGTGATCTAGCAGCAGGTGCTGATGCTGCAGGCTTTTTCACTTTTGTTGAGCAAGGCACAGTTAATGCTGATAATGGTTTTGTTTGTACATCAAATAAAGGTTCAGCAGTAGTCGGAACTAACAACTTAACTATTGCTCAGTTTTCAGGTGCAGGTCAAATAACAGCAGGTGATGGCTTAGATAAATCAGGAAACACTTTATCTGTAGATTTAAAATCAAATGGCGGTATAGTCATTGAATCGACAGAGATGGCTATAGATCTTGCTGCTAGTTCGATTACAGGCACTTTGGCTATATCTGATGGCGGTACAGGCGCAACAAGTGCTTCGGCTGCTAGAACAGCTTTAGGATTGGTTATAGGTACAGATGTTGAGCCACATAGCGACAAGTTAACTGAACTTGCAACTATGGC